CGCTCTGGGCTGCGGATGAAGACCAACCGGGGCGACTTTGACGAGGCCGCAGACGAGTTTCTCAAATGGACTAAAGCTGCTGGTAAAGTTCTACCCGGCTTGGTTAAGCGCAGAAAAGACGAACGTGCCATGTATTTGTCGGGAGTTGTGTAATGCCTGCTTCGATGACTTTTACCAGCTTACAGTCCGACATTCGCAACTACCTTGAGCGAGGCGGCGCGACTGACCCTATTGTTTACGAGCAGATTCCTCGTTTAATTACTTTAGCTGAACGACGAATTGCGCGTGAACTTAAGATCCAAGGGTTCCAGAATGTCGTGACAATGGCGATGCAAACCGGCGTTGCGGTGTATGCCAAGCCTGATCGGTGGCGCGATACGGTCAGCATTAACTACGGCACGGGCACCGGGAACAACACTAGGGTGGCGGTATTTCCGCGCTCTTATGAGTACATCAGGCAGTATTGGCCCAATGAGACCGAAACTGATGCACCAGAGTTCTATGCGGATTACAATTATCAGTATTGGATTTTTGCGCCGACACCAGACGCGACCTATCCGGTAGAGATCCTGTATTACGAACTGCCGCCGTTGCTGGACGATGCAAACCAGACCAATTGGCTTTCGGAATACGCCCCGAACCTGTTGCTGTATGGGGCATTGGTTGAAGCGACGCCTTTTGTGAAAGACGACCAGCGTGTGCAGCTGTGGCAATCGTATTATGATCGTGCGCTGGCGGCGCTAAACGGCGAAGATTTGCAGAAGATTGTTGATCGGTCTACGAACCGGCGCGAGGCATAACCATGACCGCATCCTTTACACAAACTTTCGGCGGCACGACTCTTTATCCAAGTGATGTCTCGTATCGCTATGTATCTCTGACCATTAGTCAGACTGTGGATTGGCCTTTAGAGACTGCTCCGACGAACGACGTTGTGGCGTCCATCATGGACATCAATGCTACGACAACGAGTCTGGTCATTACGATGCCGGATGCGACTGAGGCATCCACGGGTCAGACGGTGCTCTTTAACAACGTGGGGTCAAACACCTTTACGGTTAAGACGAACACTGGGGTGCAGATTTGCGCTCCGACTTCGGGCAGCACGTTTCAGATTTACCTGACTGACAACAGCACGGTGTCGGGTACTTGGCGGTCGTTCCAGTACGGGGCAGCGGCATCTGCGGCGAATGCGTCGGCTCTGGCTGGTCTTGGGCTGAAGGCGATTGCTACGACGCTGAACCAGTCTGCTCCGGTTTCGACCTTTAACACCAACTACACGACGGGTGTGAGCGACCGTGCCAAGGCGCTGATTTGGACGGGTGGTTCAGGAACCTTGAGCGTGACCGCTGCTCCGACCTTGGGCAATGACTGGTTTGTGCAGGTTCGTAACAACGGCACGGGCGACTTGACGATTGACCCCAATAGTTCAGAGTCGATTAACGGCGCTTCGACGCTTGTGTTGTCGCCGGGGGACTCCTGCATCATCGTGACGGATGGTGTTCAGTTCTGGACGATTGGTTTTGGCCAGTCTGCCATTTATGCCTTCAGCGTGTTGCAGATTGACGTTGCTGGGTCGGGTAACTACACGCTGTCGATTGCCGAACTGAACAAGACGGCTTATATCTTCACGGGTTTGCTGACTGGTAACCGGGACATCATTGTTCCGACGACTGCCCAGCAGTACTGGGTGAGCAACCAAACCACGGGTTCGTACACCTTGGGGGTTCGCACTTCGGGTCAGGCATCGCCGGGTGTGACGGTATCGCAGGGTGCGCGGGCCATCTTGTACTGCGACGGTACGGATGTGGTGGATGCTGATACGTCCACGATTGGTATCCCGCTTTCTGTGGCGCAAGGTGGTACGGGTGCTACGACGGCATCGGGTGCTAGAACCAATCTTGGAGCTACGACGGTAGGTAACGCGGTGTTTATTGCTGCGAGTACTTCAGCGGCCCAGATTGCCTTGGATCTTGACCCCATCAAGGGTGGCACGTACTAATGCCTTTGCAGCCAGTTGTTCTGCGTCCGCAACCCGGTATCAAGCGGGACGGTACGAAGTTTGAAGGCAACTATTACGTTGACGGGCAGTGGTGCCGGTTTCAGCGTGGCCTGCCGAGAAAGATGGGCGGTTATCGTGCACTGCAAGATCGGCTAGATGGTATTGCGCGTGGCATGCATATTCACAACCACAACGGCTATACCTATGTCCATATTGGTACATCGGACGGGGTGTTTCGTTTTCGGTTAAGCCAGAACGGCAACAGCAGTATTGTTACCAATCGGACGAACCCGTATTACGTTAGCGACATTGATGCCATGTGGCATTTTGATGTGGCGTATAACACCACAACCAATCAGAACGAAATTCTGGCGCATGTATCGTCGGATCTGGAAGACATTTCGTCTGATGCCAATGGCGCTTTGTATCGCGGTTACGACAACGGCACGGGCGCTTTGGACTTGGTTCCTGCGGTCACGGTGTCTGGCGGAATTGTGGCGCTTGCGCCGTATGTGTTTGCGTATGGCACCGATGGTTTTGTGCAGTGGAGTCGTGCGGGATATACGGATGACTGGAGCGGATCTGGCTCTGGCGCTGCCCGTGTAACCAGCCAGAAGATCGTCAAGGGTCTTCCACTGCGAGCCGGTGCTGGCAATGCTCCGTCTGGTCTCTTTTGGTCTTTGGACTCTTTGGTTCGTGCGACGTATGTAGGTGGATCGTCCATCTTCAACTTTGACACCATTACCTCGCAGTCAAGCATTCTCTCTGGGCAGAGCGTGATTGAGTACGATGGTTTGTACTTCTGGTGCGGCGTTGACCGCTTCTTGATGTTCAACGGTGTTGTACGCGAAGTGCCGAACCAGCTTAACCTGAACTGGTTCTACGACAACTTGAACTATGCTCAGCGTCAAAAGGTCTTTGCGTTCAAAGTACCGCGCTGGGGCGAGATCTGGTGGTGCTACCCCCGTGGCAACGCTACTGAATGTACTCATGCTGTGATTTACAACGTGCGTGAGGAAACGTGGTACGACACCATTCTGCCCAATGGCGGGCGATCTGCCGGTCAGTATGCGCAGGTGTTTAGTTCGCCGCTGGTGATTGGTGTCATTGATACTGAGGCGACGCAACCTATTTACCGCATCACGGACACTGGTGACTTGCGCGTAACTGAAGACGGTAGCCCCAGAATCATCAACGACCCGAAGGGGTATGTGGTGTGGCAGCACGAGTACGGAGTGGATGAGATCAACGGCACTCAGATCAGGCCGGTGCAGTCGTACTTTGAGACTTCTGACATGTCGCTTCTTGCTTCAGAAAACCCGCAAAACATGGCCCTTCGCGTTGAGATGATTGAGCCAGACTTTGTTCAGGCAGGCGACATGACGGTTCAGGTTACGGGCCGTGCCAATGCCAAGTCTGCTGAGGTTACGAGCGACCCACAGACCATTTACTCCTCTCCCCAGACCAAGCAGCAGCAGTTGGTGTATTTCCGCGAGATTCGTCGCGAGTTGCGCTTTAGGTTTGAGAGCAACGTGATTGGCGGCAATTACCAGATGGGGCAGACGATTGCTCACATCGAACCGGCTACGGGCACGATTCTGGGAGAGAACCCGTGAGTCTTTTAACAGACCCGCGATTTCATTCTTTGCAGAATTGGGCTGATTACACTGTGCTTGACTTAGAGTCTTATGGTCCTATTGCTCGTCTTGAGAAAGAAAACGAGTGGCAGAATTGGGGCGCAGGAATAATTGGGATTAATGGTATTTCGCAACGTAATCCGCCGTCGCCGTATCAGTTTTCAGACTGGCGTGAATGGGCTCTTCGGTTTTACCAAGTTTTGGATTAGGTGAGTCATGGCTAATTTCTACACGTATGGTGACATGCCTGATGTTGAAGAGGCCGTTTCGGGCATTTCTTCTAAAGATATGGATTCAATCCTGTCTCAATACAGTCCTGAGGCTGCGCCATCTGCTGTTTCGGATGTAGGTGCTTTAGAAGAATTTTTGCCTGCTGAAGAAAGGCTTAGTGTTTCTGATGAACAGGAACTGATTGCAGCCCGAGAGGCGCAGTTGGCTCGTGAAGCAGCCATGGCAGAGCGTGCAGAGGCAGAAGCCCGGACAGCCCGTGAGGCAGCGGCAGCGCGTAAAGAACAAGAGCGCATTGCAGCAGAGCAGGAGAGTTTGGCGGCTGCACGTGCGGCAGAAGAGGCTAGGGCTGCTGAGGCGGCTAGGGTTGCTGAGGCGGCTAAGGCTGCTGAGGCGTCTCCGATTGAGTCAGCAAGTTCATTCGTTGAGCCGAAGACTCCTGAGCAAGCCAAGGCCATGCAAGAGTCCTATGCACTGCTTACTCAAGCCGATGCCGCAAGGATGGAGCCGATTGGTGCGCTGAACTTTGCGTTGGACTTTGGCGGCGGTGGCGGTGGTGGATTGCCCACGGTTATTGAGAAGTCGCTGTATGCCCCTGAGGAGACTGATGCTGAAAAGGCTATGCGCGAGGAGATCGCCAAGTCTTATGTGGCTCCTCAGAAGGCTCCTGAAGTTTCAACTGCTGAAGTAGCAAAAATGTCTGGTCTTTCTGAGGAAGATCTTACCGCTGCCCAAAAGCAGATTAGCGAACCCTATCTTGAGCGCAATGCGATTCTTTCGGAGATTGGCGACCGACTGAAGGCTAATGACTTCAAGGGTGCGTTTGACGTCGCGCTGAAGGCTGAGCAGGAAGGCAAGGGGATGTTCTTTGAGAACATTATTGACCCCGACAAGATGCGTTACCTGCGTGGCCCGATGACGGCAGATGAAATGCGCAAGTTCTATGCCGAGCTGCCTCAGGATGAATACTTAAAGCGATATGGTGATCGTAGCGACTTTATTTCCGAGCGTGCCTTGGAGAGAAACCTTGCGGAACTGGGTGGCAAGGCTGGATTTGCTGATCCGCGAGCGGGGTTAAAGGCAAAAGAGTCTGTAATAACTGACGCCATTAAGTTTGCAACCGAGTACGGGCTTGATGCAATTATGGCTGCGGCAGGAATTCCCCCAACGTTTGCTGCGCTAACTAAAGCCGCTCAAACTTATGCGGAAACAGGCGGCAACATGGAGGCTGTGCTTAAGGCCGCTGCGGCGACTTATGTTGGAACGACTGTTGGCCAAAAGGTTGGAGACTTGATCCCATCTTCTAGTGCTGTATCAAAAGCAGCAGAGTCGGCTGTAGAGAAAGCTGCTACTCAAGGTGTTGCTGCTGGGTTAACCGGCGATGCTCTTGCTGAAGTTGTGGTTCGTGCCGCTGCTGAACAGGGGCTTGGCTCTGCGGTTACCGGGACGCTTGTTTCCAAGGCAATTGACAATGCTTTGCGTAATCAAGCAGAGGCAGGTCTTGAGCAAATTGAAGTATCTACTTTTAAGCCAAGTCTTGAGAAGGCTCTTGCAAGCACCGTTACAACTGGTGGCGTTCAAGATATTTTGTCTGAGCGTCAGATACAAGAGGCTAAAGAGGCCGAGCAGAAGGCTGAAGAGGAGCTTGAAGAAATTAAGGTTACTGGGAAAAAGCCTTTTGATCCTGCACTAACTCTTGGCACTCCTGACATTTCAAAAGAAACCAAAACTGATCTTTCAGAGGAAACGACTGAGTCTAAATCTCCGCTGTCTGAAGAGGAACTTGAAGAAATTAAGATTACTGGGAAAAAGCCTTTTGATCCCGCGCTAACTCTTGGCACTGGCGATTTGACTGAAGGATTTAAAGATCCTAATGTTGATCCTGTAACTGGAGAGCAAGAAGTTGTTGTTAAAGGAACTAAACCGCAGCCTATTGACGTTAAAGATGTCGCTATTGGCTTGGTCACTGGTGCTTTAACTGAAGGTTTTACAGATCCTAATATTGATCCTGTGACTGGAAAGCCAAAGGAAACGCCAAAAACAGAAAAAGAACTGGACAAAATTCAAGAAAATTTGGCTAAAGCATCTACTGTTGTTGCTCCCTCCTTCTTAGACAAACTGAAAGACCTGCTGGGCGACTACGCCACCCCTGAGAACATCCTGAAGCTCCTCGGGGGTCTGGCGGCTGGAACATCCTCTTCGGGGACTACGACTAAAACTACGGGCACTGGCGTCACTGGTGGTCTGGGCGGAGCGTTGCCGAAGTACGAAATCAAGCGTACCCAGTTGAGTCCGGACATTGACTACTACACCTACGGCACCCGTCCGGAAGCGCGGTTTTTTGAGTACGCCCAGAAAGTGGTTGAACCGACGCAGCCACCGGCCAAGGAGCCTGAAACGGGCATGGCTACAGGGGGTCTGACGGGGTACGCCGCCGGGGGGTCTAACCGCTCACGATATATGGCCGGAGAAGGCTCTGGTCGGGACGACAAAATTCCGGCACTTCTCAGCGACGGGGAGTACGTAATGGACGCTGAAACCTTGGCTCTTTTGGGCGACGGCTCGACCAAGGAGGGGGCCCGTAGAATGGACCAATTCCGTGCTAATATCCGGAAGCACAAGGGTCGTGCCCTATCGCGTGGCCAGATCAGTCCGGACGCTAAATCGCCTGACAAGTATATGGGCGGAGGGTTGACCTAATGAGCATCGTAGACTTTTTGTTCGGTGGCAAAGCCCCGACTGCTGGTTCGTCAACGACTACGAGCAGCATTCAGTTGCCTGCGTGGTATAACGAATACGCTGCGGACATCCTTGGCAAGTCTAAAGCCATTGGCGATCTTCCTTATGCGACCTATACCGGCCCGCGTATTGCGGACTTTACAACCACTGAGCGCGAAGGATTTGAGAAGGCCAAGACAGCGGCTGGAGCATACAAGCCGTCGCTGAAAGAGGCTTACGATGCCTTGGGGGCGTCTAAGAAGTACAGCGGCCTTGGGGCTGCGGAAGATGCGCTCTCTAGGGCAGAGAAGATGTCTGGGGCCGGTGCTGCGAGGGACTACTTCTCTAAGGCAGCGGGTGCTTCTGGGGTAGCGGCGGCGCAGCCTTATCTTGCCTATGCGGCAAGGACTTTCCCTGAAGCTGCTGCGGAATACATGAATCCGTACACCAAAGCGGTTGTTGAACAAATCGCAGATGTTGGTGTAAAGCAACTTCAGGAAAAGTATCTCCCGGCGGTAGGCGAAGAGTTCATTCGCTCTGGTCAGTTTGGCGTGGGTCCGGGCAGTACCCGTATGGGAGAGTTTGGCGCTCGTGCCCTACGCGATGTCCAGCAGTCTGTTTTGGGTGAGCAGAGCAAGGCGTTGCAGGCTGGTTATGGTCAGGCAGCGGACATCTTCGCTCGCGACGTTGAGCGTATTTCTGGCATTGGCGGGAAAATTGGTCAGTTGACGGGCGAGGACGCTTCTCGACTTGCTGACATCGGCAGGGCTGCGGGTCAGTTGACTTCGGCAGACGCTGAACTGTTGAGCCGTATTGGTAGTACTCGTGGCGAGCTGTCGCTCAAGGATGCTGAGAACCTTCGGGCTTTGGCTGATAAGTATATGAGCGCTGCCGAGACGGAACAGGTTCTGGGTGGTCGCGAAGCCAAGACCTATATGGACATTGGCGAGAAAGAGCGCGAGATGAAGCAGAAGAATCTGGAACTTGCTTACAAGGACTTTCTTGAGCAGGAGAAGGATCCGGAGCGCAAGCTTGCTTTCATGGCTGAAATCCTTAAAAGCATTCAGCTTCCGCAAACCACAATAGTTGAAAAGTCTGAAACGCCGGGCTCTGCGGGTGAGGATCCACTGATTAAAAAGATCATTACTGGCGGCGCTGGTGTTAATGAGATTTTAGAACTCATTGAAAAGTACTTCCCTAAAAAGGACGCGCCGTAGGGCGGTTAACGGAGTAAGCTATGGCTCTTTTTGATGAAGACGAAGAAGCAGGTCTTGAAGACGAACTTCAGGACGAGACCGTTGACGAGACCGCTGATGAAGAGGCTCCCTCTGGACCTCTTGATTCATTAGCGTCTATTGCGGAACTTCGCAATCAGTTGTCCTCTGCTTCTTCTGAGGCGAAAAAGAACCGTAAGGTCCTTGAAAAAATTCAAGCAGCAAGGCTCAAGTTGCTAGAGGCCCCCAGCCGTAAAGAGGCGTTGATGGGTCTTGCGCAAAAACTTGCTGCTCCGCGAACTGAGGGTGATCCTCGCTTTTATGAGCGACAGAACCTGTATACCTTCTTGCGCGACGTTGGCGAGTACGGTCAGGAACAAAAGCAAGCTGAGAAAGAGCGGCTGGCTAAGATCGCTGCCCTTGAAGAGATGGGGGCTAAGTACGGTCTCACTGAGGCGCAAAAGACTCAAGAATCTGCTATGCGTGGCCTGACCTCTTTGGCTCAAAGGCAAATGATGATTGAGGCTCAGAAGGGAAGGCCAAAGTCTCTTCAAGCCGATGCTCAAAAGATCATTGATCTTCAGTCAATTATTAATGACCCTAAAAGATCAACTGAAGAAAAACGGGCTGCACAGCGTGAGCTTAATTCAATTGGAGCCGCTGATTCTAGCGGACTCAGCCCCGCAGATGTGCGTTCTATTCGTTTAGAAGTTGCCTCAACTCTTTCTGGTCCAAAGGATAGGCTGACCACAATTAATGAGGGTTTGAGCAATCTTGGCCTTGCTATTAAGGGAAACCCGCAAGCTGAGGCTCAACTTAATAGATCTCTTGCGACAATTTCTGGAGACAAGCAGCTTAGTATGGCTGAAGTTGAAAGCGTTGTTGGAGCAGGATCTTTTGCTCAGCGCGTAACCAATGCTATTTCCAAGTTCTTTACTGGCGGCGCTGGTGACTTGACCAACGAGCAAAAGAAAGAGCTGCTTGAAACTTACGAGGCGTACTACGCCAATCAATACAACAATTCAAGAAAACGGTTGAAAAACATTTATTCTGGTGCTGGTTTAACAAATCTTCCTGAAGACATTTTTGACTCGCCTTATATTAGCGTTAACGAAAGGAGAAATCGCAGAAGAAGCGAAGGCCCACCTGCTGGTAGTGAAGTTAAAACACCTGCGCAATTGGCCGCAGATGAACTTTTACGCCGCGAACAGGCTAAAAAGAAATAAAAGAGGACTATTACATGGCAAACATTGACTACAGCAAGCTTTCAGATGAAGAGTTGGAAGCCATTAAAAGTGGTGACTATTCCAAACTTTCTGAAGAAACTTTGAGAATGCTTGCTGGAGAAAAGTATGTTTCTGAGCCTGTTGCTCCTTCGCCCACTTCCAAACCAGCCCCTGCTGTATCGGGGGAGCCGCAAGAGGAAGTTGGTGTTATTGACTATTTGATTAACGCTGCAAAAAGAGGTCTTACTGGAACTACTTCTGCCATTGGCGCTGCTTACGAAACTGGCGCAGAAATGATGCGTAAAGGTCGTGAGATGCAAGAGCGTTCTCAGCGCGAAAAGATGGGCGTAGAAGAGCGCATGGAAATGCTGCGACAAAGCGGTTACTTCCCAAGCCTTTCTAAACTTGCAGAAAAGTATGGCGAAAAACAAAGGGCTGCGGCTCGCGTTACAGGAGCTCGCGACTTAACCGCTCCCGGTCTCGTTACTGAAATTGTTGGTGCAGGGGTAGAATCTGCAACAGATCCTTTAGGTCTAATTGGAAAAGCAAAGCCATTGCTCGTAGCAGGGAGATCTGCTGGAGAGTTTTTAACTGGCGTTGCCGCTGATATAGGTGGCCGTGGTGGAGCTGCGGCTGAAAAGGCTGTTTTTGGAGAAGAGTCTGGCGCTGGAAGGCTTGCCGGGGCTCTTTTGGCCGGTGGAGCAAGCGCAGCTAAACGAGAAACTGCGGCTAATTTGGCAGAGCAATCTGCTCCAGTTGTTTCTCGTGCAGTCGATATGGTTAAACAAGTTGTTCTTAAAGGGAAACCCTCTGAAACAGAGCAACAAATTATTACTGGCGCTGCTAAACGATTGCTTGATTTTGCCGTTCAAGAGCAAGGCACAAAGTCCATTGATGAAATTTTGAAAGAAGCCAGCGAAGCGTCTAAGTTTGCAACCGGAAAAGACGCTCCATTGTTTGTTGCAATGGCTGACAACCCAATTATTAGACAGCAAGTCATTCGTCTTGCTAAAACAGATCCTGTTTTTCGTCAACAAGTAAATGATACCTTGGCTGGCTTAAAGGGGGATATGCGGAGCAAGGTTGAAAAGATTTTTGGCAGTCGCTATGAAGCCAAGGGTGCTGAGCGATCTGTATTTGACCCTGATTATAAGCCGGGAAAACAGGTTGCCTCTGGACTTGATGTTGGCAATGTGGTTCAGCGCAGAGAAGTTCTGTCCAAGAGAATTGAAGACATTGCCTCTGGGTTTGAGCCTACGACTACAAAAGAAGCTCTTGGAGAGCGAATTGAGGGATTGATTGAAGCTAGGAAAAAAGTTGTTGGAGATGAGATGTCTCCAAAGTACAAGGCTCTTACTGATGATGCCGTTGCCAAGGGGGTTGAAATGCCCCCAGAAGGCGTACAGCAAATTTATGATTTTGTTGAACAGAACAACTTGAGAGATATTTTTGGCAAAGGAACTGAACTTGACAAACAAGTTATGAAGTTTCTTAAGCCAGCAGAAGAGTTGTCTCCAAGCACAGGCGATATTGTTCGGGTTTATCCCACGCTGTCTTTTGAAAACGTAGACTCTTTAAAACGCGCAATTAACAAATTAAAGCGTGGCCGAATGAGCCCTGACTCTCTTCGGAGAGTTGAGCAGCTTGAAGATGCCTTTGATGAGGCGAGAAAAACCATTCCGGGTGAATTTAGCGAAAAGCTGCGTGCAGTTGACCGAGAATACTGGCAGAAAGTTGGCGTTCCTTTTGGTGCTCAAGGCATCAAGGACATCGACTCTAAAACCTATGCAACTCAAGTTGCCCCCGTTATTCTAAAGAATACCGAATCTTTCAATCAGTTTGTTCGTGCTGCTGGAAAGGAAGAGGGATTTAAGGTAGCCGAAGATTCCATCATTAGCGACATTTATGACAAGGTTATAGAAGATGGGGTCATCAAGCCTTCCAAGTTGGCAAGTTACATAAAGACTAAAGAAGGAATTATTAATCAGATTCCCGGCTTAAGAGAAAAGCTTACGACTGCTCTTTTAGACGATTCTCAAGTCAGGGCAAGAATTGACGCTCTTGATGATGCCGCAAACGCAGCTCAGAAGCGTATTTCTGATAACGCTTTGACTAAATTTGATGCGCCAAATTATAACGCATTGGCTCGCTCGTTTATGGTTGATCCCGGCGCTAGAGCCAAGTTGATGCGTGATATTGGCGATCTTGATGCTGAATCAGCTCGGGCTGTTCGCCGCACTCTTCGTGCTGAAGTCGTTGATTTAGCTGACAACAATCCAAGCGGGTTTGTTAATTATTTAATGGACCCAAAAAACAAAGATGCCTTAGATCAGATCTTTGGTTCTGCTTTCCAGCCTGCGCTTCGGAAGGTTGGGTTGTTGGCTGACAAGGTTTCTCAAGCCGACATCAGCAAGGTTGGCATGAGTGTTGGCACTGAAAAGCTTGACGTTTTGGAGCAAAAGGCTAAGGGCCTGAGTGTTCCAAAAGTTATGTCTATTTATCGCGACAGAATTACCAGCATTCCTCAGAAAATTACCATTCTAATGTCGCGTATTAATGCCGCTAAAATGTCTGGCAAAACCGACGAAGCCATTAAAGAGTTGTTGCTTGATCCAAACGGCGTGCAAAAGCTTGCTAAAGTCGCGGCTGATATTGACTTTTCTGTTGATGCCGCTGGCAGGGTTAAGAAACTTGCTAATGCCGTCTCAGATGTAATGCCCCGTGCTTTGTACAGTTCTGGTAAGACCGCTGTAGCCGGTGAGGAGCGGGAACTTCGCCAAAAGCAACGGCAGAAAGAAATGGCAGAAGATATTTTTGTTGGTGGCTTTGAAGGAAACTTAGAAGAACCTGTTGAGCCCGAGTCTGAGGAAGAACCTGCCGCTGCTCCCGCTGAGGAACCCGCTGCTCCTGAGGCTGAGCCGTATACCTACGAAAGCCTGACTAGCGAGCAAAAGGACAAGTTAAGTCAATATCTGACTTCGCTGGGTCTTAACAAAGACTTTCTGATGAGCGCACAAAACTTTAACGCAACTCCTTTAGAGAAGCGGCAGAAACTCTTTGCGGCTATTCAAGCGAGAAACATGGCCGAAGGCGGTCTTGTAACCCCCGGCAACATCGATGTCAGCAAACTCCCGGCTGTCCGAAATCCGGATGGGACTGTCAGCACTGTTCGCTCTATGAGCGTCAATATTAATGGCAAAGAGGTATTGATCCCGACTGTAATCAATGGTCGGATTGTGTCGGAAAAAGACGCTATTAATCAGTACATGAGAACCGGGCGGCACCTTGGTATTTTTGATACTCCCGAATCGGCTACGACCTACGCTCAAAAGCTCCATGAAATGGAAGCCCAGCGCGTCAAAAAGGCTCGTGGCGGTCCCGTCTACACCCCGCAGGAAGAACTCTTGCTAAGACGCTACGCAAGCAGGTAGAGTCAAGCCCATGAAAAAGAAGGACAAGTACACTCCTGTCCAGATTGAGGACGGAAAGTGGTATCGCGTCCGTGGGTATACGCATACAGAGTGTTGCGACTGCGCCTTGGTACACAGGGAAGAATTCCGCCTTGTCGATGGCCATCTGGAATGGCGAGCCGTTCGCGACGATAAGAAGACTCACAAGCGCCGACAAGAGCTTGGGATCCAGTTAAAGGTGAATGATGTCAAAGCGAATCAGTGACGAAGAGTTTATTGACGCTTGGAATAGACTAGGTTCTCCATCTGCCGTAGCAAAATACTTAAAAATGGCCACTAGGGCAGCGGCTTCCCGACGACGAAGCATGGAGAAGAAGTACGGAATATCGCTTCCAAGTGTAATCCCGCCTACCTCCAACACCAGTAAAAAAACGATAGTTGGCAACGCCATTACCAAGTTGTCTGAAGATAGGGCAAGGCGTTATGAAACCGAGATGCACGTTGATGTCAGCGATGCCATTGTTCTGATAGCTTCTGACGCGCACTACTGGCCCCAAATCGTTACCCCTGCGCACGAAGCCTTCTGCAAGTTAGTCAAGTCGCTTAGTCCGGCTTTAGTCATCCTGAATGGAGACATCTTGGATGGGGCCCGGATCAGCAGGCACCCCAGATCCCTTTGGGAGAAACAGCCGGAACTTAAGGAAGAGATCCATGCCGTTCAGGATCGCTGCGGCGAAATTGAGAGGGCTGCTGGCAAGGCAAAGTTGATCCGCACGATTGGCAATCACGATGCCCGCTTTGAGAACTACCTGTGCACCAATGCCCCAGAGATGGAGGAGATGCCGGGGGCAATGCTGCTCGACTACTTGCCGCGTTGGCGGGCTGGCTGGGCGGTGCATGTTAATGCAGAAAGTGAGAGCTGGACGGTTATCCGGCATCGGCCTGTGGGTGGAGGCATCCACGCGGCGTATAACAGCGCTTTACGCTCTGGGGTCAATTACGTCCATGGACACCTGCACAAGCTCCAATACACCCCGTGGGGCGATTACCGTGGCCGTAGGTACGGCGTAGACACAGGCACTCTGGCAGAACCCAAGGGGCCAC